ATGGGACTCACCGTCAAGCTCAAGTTCGTGAAGGGGCCCTCGGCCGGGGCCTATGCGGCCAGCCCTGACCTCATGGGCAGGGCTGAGTTTGTCGGCGTGCACTTCGGCATTGTCGACGGCTGTGGCTCCTCTGGCGTGTGGGTCCCAGATGTCGTGCGCGCACTTGTCAAAAGCGGCATCACCACTAGCCATGAGCCGGACAAATGGGCAGTCGGGGAGGCTGTCTACTTGTCCAGGGCGATCGGGTTCGCTGGGAAGATCCCGAAGGTCGCCACATTCTTTTACGAATGTGCATTGTCCTGCGCCACCAAGAAGGAGGGTTCCATGAGGTGCGACTACGACCTCGCCCTTCTCGCCGGCCAATCCCCGGCCGACCTGTTGGAGGTGGGCACACTGTACCGAATGTACGGCGAAAAGATTAACCTCAGCGTCCCGGCATGCCACCCGGCCCAGCTTCTCTCCATGAGCGCTGAAACCGTGGTTTCCCAGCCGGACTATGACGCTTGGTCCCCGTACCCGCGCATCGGTGCTTTCACCCCATCTTCGGAGGTCGTGTGGGCCATGCCAAAGGCCCTCCGGCACTTGCTGCACCTCACATTTTTGTACAGTTGAGGTGAATTAGTCCGTGGAAGCCACTGACGAGCTGCGCCACGTTAAAAATTGGCAGCGAAAATGCATGCTACGGTCCGGTTTTGCTTGCCGTTACAAGCATTATGGTATGGTAACGTTTAAGTTGTGCTTCGACTGTTGGAAAGGTATTATCCGCATTTCTCAAAATGGCAGGAGGAAAGACTATCACGAATGCCAAGGCACCGCGCAATGCGAAGAAGAAGAACTCGCAGGGCCAGAAATCGAAACGGCCTCAAAAGGCGGTTGTGCGGTCAGGTGGTCGTCGGGGGAACGGCGGCCATTCTATTCTCGACGCTATTGACGCTCGGCGTAACGTCCATATTCCCTGTCCCATATCTACCGGCTCATATACTGTCGTGCGGTCTCGTACTGAGCTGGCTGTTGCTACTAACACTTCTAGCCAGTTGACCGTGCTGACATTTGCAGCTTATACGGACAAGGGGAACACTGTTCCTGGCAACGTGGTGTCCAACATCATGATCCAGGGCGTGGGCACTAACGTGCCTGGCACAACCGAGTCCGGACTCGTGGACCCCATCATCGATACTTATGCTGCTGGGTCCGCCCAGTGTTCTTTGCATTCGATGACGGTGGTTGTAAAGTGCGTCGATCCTGTAACAGCCGCCGCTGGGCGCTTTTATATGGGCGCTGCTCAAGGCCGCATTAATCGCACGTCTTATGCGACCTTCAATGCCTTGGGCAACAGTTTGACTACTCGCCGCGAAATCAGAGGTTTTACTGCCTCGGAATCGATGAACGGAACGGTGAGTTGTTGTGCGGCCCCACTTGATCCAATTGAGTGGAGTAGTTTTGGTGAAAAGGTTGCCAGTCCTGCCGCTTCAAGCGGCAATGTCTCGAAGGACTCCTTGACACCTGTTTGTATCGTGTTTGCGGGCACGGCTTCTGCTGTTAACTACGTTGTCGAAGTGTTTACCGAGTGGCGTGTGATTTATAACACGTCTATCGACCTGGCCTCCACGCAGACGATCCACCCATCTACGCCGAACAGCTTCTGGGATGGAGTTCGAAATGCTGTTGCCGTTGCTGGAGGTACCATGGTCGCTGGTCAGGCTTTGTCTGCTGGTCTTGGATTCATGGCGGCTCGTGCGCAGCCGCTTGGGTACATGGCTATGCGGGCAGCCCCGCTGGCTATTCTGTGAGTTGTGTGCT